CAGCCCTATCGTTTTTAAGAATTGCTTGTGCAAGTTCACCTGTTTCCTCCAGTAGTTTAATATATTGTGTCTTAGTATCTCCATTGTCTAATATTCCTTTTTTTCTTGCCCATTGGCGTATTAATTCAAATCTATTCATTACTATTTAATTTATTGTTATACAAATGTAAGTTGTGTGCGTGGTGGTAATACCAACCGATTGGGATATTTAATTCTTGTGCTACTTTTTGTTGTAACATAGAAAACTGATATTGGTCGTTGCAAAAACCATACCATAAATCATTTGACCTCATATAAACAGACATACAAAGCTTATTGTTTATTATAGTAAACTGTACAGCATAAGTACAAGGAGTATCGTGTTTGTAGTTATCTATCTCTTTACCATCATAAATACTTATTGTTGCCTGTCTTGTTGTTTTATCTTTTCTAAGTATATCTATTACTTTATCTAATTGAGCTTCTCTAGCCCATTGCCAGCCATAATTAGAGTTGACTGTACCATCTTCATTTGCCATACGTTTCCATATCGCTGGTATCTTACCGTATATCTCGCCTAGTTTGTCTATATTATTATCAGCAGATAAATACCATTGCCATTCGGCGTTAGCATATACCTCACTCCATTCTCTATAGTTAGTATCAATACGGTTCTCAATAGGGTCTTCTATATAAAAACCAACATTGAATAAAGCTTTAGTATTATTAAAGTCAATACCATTTTCTTGTATATCATTATAAAGATATTCGAAAGCTTGTTGTGCATTATTGAATTCCATGTTAATATTCTTTTAACAAATATAATAATTTATTTTTAATTAAAGTCTTTTAAATCTCTCCAATCCCTATATGAGTCTATTTTGCTTTTGTCTATAGTTGGTAGCTTAGCATTTCCTGCTACACTAAAAAACCAATCACCTTGTTTGCCATGCTTAACCATATAATCCCAGCCTTTAGAGTCATAAGAGTCTTCGCAATCAAACTCGTTAGGTATCAAATCTGATTTACTATTAAATGGTTTATGGTAAGAATAAAACTTTGCTCTACCAAGCTCGCCTTGTTGTATATTTCTAGCTACAGCAACAGCATTAAACTCAGTATCTGGTAAAGCTATTTGCATTGTTCTACTAAGTACACCTGTAGATATTACACTCCACATTGTCTTAGGCTTTTCTTTATCTTTAAAATAATCGTACATACATCTAACACCTCCAGCAATAACGTAAGGATGGTTTAATCCTAAAGGTACATAATAAGCACCTACCTTTTCAGCATACTTCTTTGCTAAGCTATTAGCGTTAGGCATTGCTGCAATCCTTGCAAATAAAGGTTTAGCACCTAACTCAATACATAAAGCTTGGTGGTCACTAACTTCTTTAGACGAAGGCATAACTAATATTAAATCTAATCCATACTTCTTACATAACCAAGATAAAGAGATGCCAGCAAAACCACGTCTAGGCTGCACATACACAATCTTTTTAACACCTTGTCTAACCAAGTCTTGTATAAAAAACTCACCGCTTCTTGCTTTATAACCAACCTCGCAAGACTCTGACTCATCTATCACATTAAAACCATCTACTTGTTTTACATTAAAATCACCAAAAGAAGATTTAAAATCTTTAGTCAAATCTAGATAATAATCTAAATTCATGAAACCCTGTAGGTCATTGTTATCTTTATATTTCTGTTTGTTTAAAAACATTATTGTAATATTTTATTCCGTTATTAAATTCTATATGATGTTTGCTTTGAAAGTTACCCATGTATCTTATAAAGTCGCAAGCAACATCTTCCATATCATATTTCTTACTATAGTTACCAGTTAAATCACAAAGATAATCTAAACAATCGTTCGTCATATCTAAGTTACTACCTATGCCTTTCGCGTTAGGGAATATCTGTTTTAAGCATTTTCTAGCATTTGAGCCAATATACACTTTGCTATCTCTTGATACTACATTTGGAAAATACTCGGCTAAGTCCATAGCAAAAGCACATAGTACAAAGTTCTGTCTTTTATATCCTCTATCGATAAGCCATTTATTTCCTATGTCTACTATCTGATAAATCTCTGGACTCCATTTAAGGTTTTTAGTAATATGTGTTACTAACTCTAAAGCATCTTCTTTAATAAAAGCATTTAATCCTTTAGGTATCATTGGTAGTAAGTAACCTTTGTTATCGCTAAACTTTTTATCTGGTAAATCTTCCAACCATTGCTCTTTAGTATATCTACCGTTTTTTATAGACTCTACTATCCAAAAATTACCAAAGCCATGAGAGCCATAAGGTAAATCTCTTTTAGGTATATAGTTAATACCAGAGCCACAAAGTCTAAATAAGTAAGATAAAAAAACAAAATCAAAATTAGTAAAAGTAGTATTTACAAAGTAATTACCATTACCTTTCGGGTCTTTGTCTTTTAGCATAATAGCTTCAAGTAAACTACTAAAAGCCGCGTATCTTCTATTTACAACATCGTATATTGGTACATGCCAAACTAGGTCGTCATTGATGTCTTGAAAAGTCCATTTATAACCTTGATAAAGTCTTTCCTGGTTTAACTTAGCTTTCTTATAATAATCTTGAAATTCTACTAACATATAAAAGTATCTTTGTTTAAATATGAGTCTGGTCTTACATGTACTGATTGCCTTGCTTCCATATCATCAAAACTTAATGGGCTATCCAACCAAGGTTCAATAAATTTAAAATTATATACATTAGAATGCTTACGCATATAATCGTTAAATAAATTACGCATTTGCTCTCTTTGTTCTTGTGTACCAAAAAATGGTTTGTCTTTATATAAACCTGTACCAGGTATTTTTCTAGACTCATCTTCGATAGCTAACAAGCCTTGTATAAATACTTTACAACCAGTATCTTTATTGTATTGATAAGCAAACATCGCATAGTCTCTACATAGTTTTGCTATAGCATTTATAGGACTACTTTGACGCATCACGTGAAAACGTATATCTATATTACCAAAGTACATATATAACTCTTTAAGGTTATCTTTGTCATAATAACTATAAGGGTCTTTTAAAAAGCCATGTAACGTTTTACCATCAATCCTTTTTATATTATACCCTTTTTTAAATATAGATAAAGAATGCGAGTCACCTAATATAAGTTTGTCGCCTGTCTCTGTATGCTTTAAGTGTACTTTTTTATCTGGTACTTGAGTTATCTCTTTACGCTTTAATAAGCCGTCAAACTCAACCTCTTCGTTGTAAGATATTAGCTTACCTTTAAATACAGATAGTTCTTTTAATTTATCTATAGTAGCATCTTGTACACCTCCAAAAAAGTTCCATTGACCTTTCTTATAATTGATACCATTGTTGATAACTATATAATCATAGTTTTTAATATCTTTAGCATCATTTATAAAATCAGGATATACTCCGCATCTATCTTCTATAATACTAGCTAAGCAAAAAGTCCACCCAGCGTTATGAGAGTTTAATCTTACTGGTATATTACCAATTATATTTAGCATTGCTACTTTCATTACTCTCCGTTTTCATAGTTATTTAATGCTCCTAAATAAGCTACTGCATCTAATAGATTGTCTTCTTTGTGGTTATAAGACTCTCTAGATAGCTTTAAAGCTACCATACATAGATACATATCTCTTGCGGTAATTTGTTTGCCAGTGGCGTATGTAGCAATCATAGCTGCTCTTTCCATACCTTCACTAAAAGGCCCATACATACGTTCTTTCTCTTCTGAACGTTGATTGATTATTTTGTCTGCTTCCTTAAGTATATTCATTATTCGTAAGTTTCAAGTATTCTCTCTTCTAAGTCACTAATTAGTCTATCGTCAAATACATTATATATACCAGTCTCGCCAGCAAATATATCGTGTATTTCTATTGAAGGTGCTGAGCCAGGACTGCCAGATAAATCCGAGTGATACATAACCATTGGCTCGCCAGGGTCATATTCGTAATCTACTGAAAGCTCAGTATCGTAAAAAGTAATCTGTATTGTTTGTACCATGTCTATTTATTTTATTCAAATATATAAACATTTTATTAAAGATAAAAATTATTCTTTAATTTTCTTGTACTCAAACTTAAGTTTCTCTAAGTATATTGTGGCATCCATAAGCTCTTCTTGCAAATGTATTAACCATTCTACAAAGCTTAAATCGTTACGTTCCATTGTAGTACCATACTTAGCTTTGCCAATTTTAGCACGTAAGTCATATATTGTTTTGACGTTTTCTACAATCAAATCCTTTTCTCTATTCTTCCAAGTATTATCACTAATAAAACCACCAGCCTCTAATAGTTCCATGTATTTTGTTACACTATCGCTCATCTCTTTCTTTTCTTAAACTTTTAACTGCTCTATGTTTTGCAGACATTTCAATACTTTTTTGTTGTCTTGCAATCTCTACTTCTTTTTCTAACATACT